GTCAACATTTCCAAGGCATCACTCGGGACAATAATGTCGTCCCCAAAGACGCGGACCTCACGGCCCGCCTCTGTAATACTCCTGGTGGAAATCTTCAACCCCCGCGACGCAAGCACCGCGGAGATTGCTACCATGGAGTAGATGATCGTCTGCACCGGAAAGGTGCAGGCATTGCCTTGGGTAAAGCATTTCTTCAGGATAATCCTGTTGAACTGCCTATCCACGGCATTCACCATCGTACGGGTCCTGCTCGCATGGATCCTTTTGAGCAAACTTAAATTCGCTCGGAGGGCACGCTCGACAGTCCAGCACGATAGCCTATCAGAAGCAGACTTGAGATCGACGGTGGCCAAGTGGCCATGTAACGATCCGGCGAGAGCCAGGTCGTTGTTCGGTCTTTGGTCTCCAAAGGAGATTGAAAACCGCAACGAAGTCTTTCTTACGCGTGCTTCTAACTGGTTTCTAACCAGCTGCTGTATCCATTGATGGTAACTAGGTTCCGAGGCAATTAACCTCGGCCCAGTCGCTGTCTTTGGAACGGCGATGAGCTTAGACGGGTGTTCAACCCGGCTGAGTGGATCATCTATAACAAGCAATACCGCCCCGATATTCGGGACGGCGTACCTGTCATACGGGAACACCTGGTCAAGTTTCTGCGGCCAACTGGGAAAGGCAAATTTTGATTTGTCCTTCCTTAGGTCGCTGACTCGGCCAGGTCCGTGCTTCGGGATCTCGGTGGCCTCCTCTAAATGGAGGTCTCCGAACTGGGAAGCAACGAGGTCACAGACCCGTTGCAGAGTAACTGCTTGAGCTCCAGTGATGGCGCTTTCGGCAATCGACTCTGGGAACAGATCCGGCTGACATAGCTCTCCGCCACGGTTAAGACCGTCAGCAAAAGAGCAATGGCGACCGTCAGTACGACCTTCAAAAAGATCGTCTGAAACCCATTGTAAAGTGGGTGATCTGAGCACTTCCTCATTCTTGACGAAGGTTTCAATCTCGTCATGAATGTACCTCTTTTCACATGTTACTTTAAGCTTTGCGAGAATATCGCAGAACTGCCGAAAGTCGGCAATAGCATATGGAGAGGCATCATCCCTCAGCTTTCCTTGCTTATCGAAGATTTGTAGGAGGAGATCTCGCATAAAAACGGGAATCTCACCCCCCTTGGAGTTTTTACCTTGTAGGTATAGCCCCTCGGTTCTGTACAGACCTTCGTCCAGGCACTTGTCAAAG